ACATGAACGGTACATTACGTAGTTGGATTCACTTTATTGAATTGCGTAGTGCTAACGGTACACAGAAAGAGCATCAAGAAGTAGCCAAGGCTTGTGCTCAAGTCATTGCTGAAATCTTTCCAATGGCTAACGATCTTGTTTCAAACTGATTTTGCAGCCAAGCATAGTCGTTAATTAAGGATAGTGCAGATAAGTCACTTCTGCACTCCTTACCAAATAATTGCCCTTGCTGGGCACCGTCAAATATGTAACTAGTAAACTCATGGTCAGATGGCTGTAACCATTGTGCTAACCGCTGTTGCGTTTCACTAGTATCCTGTCTATCAATAATTTGGCTAGCTAACTTAGCACACTCTCTGAACGCACCTTTCCAAGCTTCGAAAGGACTAACTGCAAAATTTGTAACATTGCTAATTTCGTTCATAATCTTAACATTATGACTTAGACTAGTAGTAACATCAACTCCTACTGCCTTTTCTATTAATAGATGTTTTGGTAGTAATTTTATTCCGCCATAGCCGTACTCTAATCCATTAACTGGATTTTTACTTTTCCATATATGTACTGTATCAAAATGATCTGCCGATACTTGGTAAGTAAATTTAAAACTATCGTCAACAACTGCGTCTGCGTCAACTACCCATAAGAATCCAGTAGCAGTTCCTAATGCAGCTTTACGATGTGCGTTTGCTATGCCTTGTATACCATTTATTCTATTAGCAGACGGAACTTTGCTTTTTAACTGTTTCCAGTTGTCTTCAGCATATGACTCGTTATAACTGAGGAAAAACACATCATACGACACTGATGATTTTTTATATCTAGTGCCTATTAAAAATTTAGCAGATTCAAAATCTTTCTCTGTTACAGGTTTCTTTGCTGGTATCAAATAAATCCTGTTATCATTAACATCTTCTAGGTAAGAAATTCTATCTAAGAACACTGGATCTATTTTTAAAAACTCAAAGCTGAGAACTTGGATTGTGGGAATAATCCAAAACATTTTAGTCCTAACAGTACCTGTATATTTTACTGCTACTGAAAACGGATCAGAGTCGTAGACTACTTTTGCTAATGGAAATTTATCCTTTGCATTCTGTAGTGCCGTTTCAGGCCAGGAACTGTTATGTAGAAAAACTATGTCGTACATTATTCTCTATCTAATAGATTGTAAGTAATACGTGTTTGATCTGCATGTACGTGCTTAAAGAATCTACTGGCACTTTCATCCAAAATAGATAACGGGACATCTAACTGAGGGCTCAGTTTATCACCAAAATATTTTATGTAATCAACTATATTGTCATTAGTAACTGTACCGTCAACAGTGTCTGTGTATAGCTGTCCAAGATAATCAAAGTCTCTAACATTAGTATAATCCCAATCAGTACAGTTGGTCATATAACATCCTTGTCTTGCACCAAGGATTGCCCATAGGCCGTTCTTGACATCAGATCCGACATTCATCCAAATTAATAAACGATGTAAATTTTTCCAATGAACTTCACGTTTAAAGTTAGTGTGGTTAACACGGACGCCTCTGTCTAATGACATCTTTACACCTTCACGGAAACCTGCTCGCCAGGCTTGAAATGGTGTAGCATTGTTATGCACATCACTATAACAACTATTCATCTGTATGTACTCTGCGTCCCAACAGAAATCCACTTGTGCATTAGGATCGTCAGCGGGTGCGTTTTCGTGAGTTTTCATTGATAGAACATACTCTTTTGGCCATAATTTTAGACCACCGTTTCCGTACATAAGTCCGTTAATAACATTATGACCGCACCAGCTAACTACACATCGACTAAGGTCTTTAAGCTCTCCAAAGTCTACTTCCTGATTAAAGAAGTCTTCTCGTACAATGTTATCCCCGTCAACTGTTACAAATCTATCAGTTTCACTAAGTCTTGCACAGGCTTTATGTGCGGCGTCGCTACCTTTAACTCCGTGTACACGTTTTGCCCAAGGCACTTTGTTTAGTAAATCTGCATAATTTTTTTCAGCGTTAGGTTCGTCATAGCTGAGGTAGATAATATCAAAATCAATAATTTTAAACCGTTGACTCATTTAGTGTCCTTAACCCGTAGGTATCAAAAAACTTTTTAGTTACAATAGAAACTTGTGTTTTATCTGCTTCTATATCAAACTCGTGAGGAATAAAAACTCGATCTTCTCGAACTAATCTTTCCAATGTAATTGGTATTGTTCTAAACACAAAATTTTTATTTTGATGTTTACAAATATAAAACTCTAAAGTTACATCTAGAATCTTTTGTTTTAAGCCAACCTTAACATCGTCACGGATTTTAAAGGCCCAATGCTTTACATCAATATGGTTTTCAATAGAACATGAACTATCTAGTACATCAGTTAAGTCAACGAGTATTAATGAATTAAAATTAATATCAGTGCTGACTTTAGAACTGACTAAAGTTATTTGGTCTTTTTCAAATACAATTTTAAAATCATTAAAGTTTTGTTTGCCTTCTAAGAAGAGTTTAACATCCTCGTAAGGCATTTTAATAAACGAGTCAAAATCTTTACGCTCTTCATTGGTTATTGAAAGTATAGCACCATTAGATTTATCAAAATAAATCAAATAACTATTGTCAATATTACCTAAGCTCTGAGCATTTATAATTGCTTCTTCTGAAAGCACATCATCTTCATGCAGTAATTCTTCTTCCATTTTTTGAGGACTCCTTTAATGAAGATAGCACTTGCGAATTTAAAAAGCTGTCGTCTATATAATGGAAGACACCAGTCTGTAAAATATTAGACACATATAATTGCCCGCTATCAGTGTAATACCAATCTAATACTTTAGTCCAACTTGTTGGTATTGGACTAATATTTTGTAGATTAGCTTTCATATGAGTTATTGATAGATTAATTTGATCATTAATAATCTGATCATCAACTCCTAGTATCTTGGCTGCAATGGCTGCGCTAACATCCATACTAAGCCAGCTTTGCTTACTCTTAGGAGCAAGATCAAAATATGTTCTTTCCCAATTTGCAACAACAAACGCCATAGTGTTGTAAAAATCTAATGCTGTTTTATTTTTCTTAAAGTAGTGTAGACCAAAGTATATGTTAGGTAATTCGTTTTCATTAAACATTTTACGGTTTACAAAATCTTTAATTGTACGTCCTCTAAAGTCTTTTATTTTAGAGTTAAAAAATACATCATAACTGCTTAGTTGATCCCACACTGGTGTTAGATTATCTAGTACTAACATATCACTGTCTAATACTATGGTCTCGTCATAGGGCGTAATGTGATATAACTTCCATCTGTTTTCAACTTTCCAAACACTATCTGCTGCTTGGTCTTCACCGGGTATTGCTATTATTTTATCAAACACTGATTGATATTCATCAGGCACTAGGTCATTTGTAACTAGACTTATAAGGCATGAATCTTGACTAGTATGCAAACTTAATGCAAGGGCATAGGCTTGCTTTACATAATCTATGCCTTCACTGTTTTGAGCTAAAACTAAAAATCCTTTCATGTTGGGCCTTTAAATAATTCTTTCTAAACTGTACTTGTTCATTAGATGCATATCGAGTCCAGAAGTTTTAACAATGATATATTCTCCGGGGAAACTTTCTTTTTCAACTAGAATTTGACACTCACTATCGCGAATACTATTAATAATATCTTTGTCAATAGCGTAATAAAGTTTCCCTGGCAAGGGTGATGCAAAGGCACCATTAGGATCACCTCCGTTCATGATACTAATTGCTATACTAAATGCATAGTCGTTTCTATAGGTCATTGTTTCTACACAATAGAGTAATCTATAGTAATTCCAATTTTCTCTAATATGATTAATCAATGTAAAGAATGATTCTGTGCTGTCTGTTTTTTTAAAATAAAATACTGTTGCCCAGTAAAAAGGAACTGAATACTGATTGATATAATCGTACTTCATTCTCCACCTGGAAATATCGTAGCTATCCTTGTATATGGCAAAGTCGTTGGCGTTATTCCAAATTGTTTTTAATGTGTTAGAACAGATGATAAAATCACTGTCTATAACAAGAGTTTCGTCGTAAGGCGAAAGTTCGTATGCACTAGTCCTACTAAAGTTATTCCATTTTAGCAGTTTCTTTTTTAAAGAGCCATCGTGAAAACTTCTGTTCTGAGTCTGGCTATTCCTGTAGTCTGCTACTTTCCAAATATCAATTACTTGGTCAAATACTTTATCAGTGTCAATTTCATTAAGATAGTCGGGACTATCTGTAACAATTGAAACTGGGACATTTAGATATTGTTTTACTCGTTTGGCTGCAAACAACGCCTGCTTGACATAATCAACTTCGCTGTTGTTTTGAGCAAAGATTAAACAGCCCTTACTCATATTTGACTAAGTCTTCGACTTTTCTTTGCTTCTTAAGAGCCGAATACTTGGAGAAGTATTGGTTAGATGCTTGGAAGTATTGATCAAGTAAGTTGTCGTAAAACTCTTGAACATCTTTTATCTGTACAGGCATGTTATTGTCATCTATAAGGACAACGTCTTCTGTATAGCCAGATTCTAATACCAATTTAACAAACGAAATTAACTCTCGTGTAATGGTAAAACTTGCGCCGCTTTGATAAAAAATTAGACCTTGATTAAACTCTTCTAAAGCTAACTTTCTTTGGCCTGTTAACGACGCCATAAAATTGGCGGTTTGAAAGGCTTTTTCTAAACTTTCTGTCATAGATAATCTCACTTGAATAACTCAAGTAATTATCTATGTTTTGTAAAAAGATTTAGAATCCTGACTGTGAGCCAGATGGAACTGGAACAGATACGTTTGCGCCAGATGGACGGAACATTTGTACATAACTAGTCAATGTACCATCTACATCTTCGTCTTGTACTGGGCCTGGAGGGAATCCTGGACTTGGGTTGTTTAAATCGCCAGCATCTTCGTCTTCAAATACTATAGAAAATACAACGCTACTTCCAGATATTCTAGCATATATGAAATAATCATTTTCTGCATATGCACCTGCAGGTGCTTGTTTGCGGAATATTAACTGATCAGAAGTAGTTAAACTATAAAAACCAATTGGATAGGTAGTAGCAGTTGAACTAGGATCACCACATACTGTAGTGGTATAGTTCATGGTAATTGTACCCATTTGACTTAGCATCAATGTCCAAGTGTTATTCTTTGATCCTGCGTTACCGCCGGTTCTACTAGCACTGATTTGAAAATTTCCGCCACCGTTGAAGAAGTGTCTTGCGGCATCGTAACTACCAAATGTAATAGTACAAGTATGAGTTAATGTGCCATTCCACGCACTAGTACGCTGATATGGAGCTACTACGTTTTCTAGTGTACCTTGATTACTAGCTACTGCTAGTCTGTTGGCAGTAACAGTGTCTGCCATATTATCATATTGTGCTCTTAACGCTTCACTAATAATACTACTAGTTGAAGCTAATGTTAAATTGCTAGTTTCATCAACGCCTGTTTGGTGTTGTCTTGCTTTAAGTAAGTCTGTTCTAAGACTGTTCCATTGGACAGCACGAATTAAATCGCCAACTGCTACTTGTGTACTGGTTAGGGACTGACCATAACCGTAGTTGCCTGTACCTGCACCTAGAACTAACGCAATCTTTCCTTGGATTGCGTTATAATCAGCTGCCCTAACTCTTGAACCTACGCCTGGCATAATTAAATCCTTATAGTACCACTGCTTCGATCAATTTGACTCCGGTGTCGTCACTTGATTCTAATGCAATACCAAACACATCGTTAGCGTGTGGAACTGCTGCAACTGCTGTACCATCATTGGCAGCAACTAGGCGTTGGCCTTTTCTTACAGCACCAACAACTTTTACTGGAACACGACCTTTTAGCGCAATGTATGTTCCGCCTTCTAGCTCACTATTCATCATGAACGCAGGTTGAGAACTAACTACACCAAGTGCTCTATCGCCATATTTAGATGCTGTTACTTCCGCTTCACCGCCAACAGCAACTACTGTACCAACTTCATATACTTGATCTGTTAAATATTTCTCTGCCAAGTCAGCCCAACGTGCAGTTGATGCTTCACCTTGGAACAATGTAGCATAAAGGTTGCCTGAGCCATCTCTTGCTGCAATAGTATTTGGAGAAGCTGAAGCAGATGCTGTTCTAAAAGACCCTGCTACGTCTAATGTAGCTGCCTGTGATGCTAATCCACTAAAAGTATTAGCATATATAGTTCTAAATTTAAATGCCGAAGATCCAATATCGTTACCATTATCAACACCTGGAACTAAATCGTTGCCTACAATTCTTAATGGAGTTCTAGTAACTCCAGCTACTGTAGTTCTAAAAATGATCTTATCACCAACTTGGTTCTGAATAATGGGATCTGTTGAGCTTTCAATAAACACTTTAAGTGTATTATTGTTACCTACTGTATAACCTAAGTCACTGAATCGCACTAATGTACTAAAGTTAGCTTCACCTGAACGAACATAATCAGATGCTAAGAATCCGCCTAGTCTATCTGCGTCAGTTGCTGTACCCCAGAATCTATCATCTGTGGCTGTAACTCCTGTTGGGCTATAAGCTAGAGTTGTACCTTTCTTAATTGAAGTAAAACCTGTAATTGGGTTAATACTTGATAAGGTAAATGCATCTTTTGAAATAATAAAGACTGTTTTATCATTAACAATCGCTTCAATAATAGCGTGACCAACACTTTGATCGTCAAGTACGCTACGAGACAACATCTGTGTTGTTCCTGATCCAGACACACCCTGTGGTCCAATTAGGATAAATTCAACACCGTTCCATGCATAGAGTTGATCGTTTGTTGTATCGTACCAGAAGTCACCTGTTGTTAATCCAGTAGGAGCAGTAGCTGAAATTTCAGCACCGCCTGTAGTACGGAATTTAGTGCCATCGTAAAACTTTAATTTTCTTGTGCCACTATCAAACCAAATTTGACCTCTAATTGGCTTAGAAGGTTGGGTTGTATTAGCAAAATTCTCTAGTAAAAAGAC